TGCTGGTACTGGTATTTCAACTAGTGGTACTTACCCTAACTTTACTATTACCAATACAAGCCCATCTAGCGGTGGTACTGTAACTAGCGTAACTGGTACAGCCCCTGTAGTTTCTAGTGGTGGCAATACTCCAGCCATTTCAATGCCTGCGGCTACTACAAGCGTAAGTGGTTATTTAACTTCTACTGATTGGAATACATTTAACGGCAAACAAGCTGCTGGAACTTATGTCAATTCTGTAAGCGGAACTACTGGTCGTATTACCTCTACAGGCGGTGTAACTCCTGTTATTGACTTAGCTTCAGGTGTGGCAACCGCAGGCACAACTGGTTCTGCAACCCTTATTCCTGTAGTCACAATCGACACTTATGGGCGTGTAACCAGTATTACAACTGCTGCCAATCCACAAGGAACAGTTACTTCTATCACCGCTGGTACAGGATTATCAGGTGGTACAATCACTTCAAGCGGAACAATTGCCCTTGCTAATACCACCGTTAGCGCAGGGTCTTACACCAACTCCTCTATTACCGTAGATGCACAAGGTCGTTTGACTTCCGCTTCCTCAGGCACAGCACCAGTAACTTCAGTAACAGGAACTGCTCCAGTAGTATCGTCAGGCGGTGCAACCCCAGCAATTAGCATGGCTGCCGCCACAGCAAGCGTAAATGGCTACTTGACTAGCACCGATTGGACTACTTTTAATAACAAGTCTAATACCAATGGAACAGTTACAAGCGTTGCTGCGCTAACTTTAGGAACAACTGGTACTGACCTATCAAGTACAGTAGCCACAGGCACTACAACCCCTGTAATCACGCTACAAGTACCAACAGCTTCAGCTACTAATCGTGGTGCGCTAAGTTCTACCGATTGGTCTACTTTTAATGGTAAAGCACCAGCTACGACTTACACTACTAGCTATATTCCTTATGGACAAGGAACAACCACACCTAATCAATCGTCTAGCTTAACCTTTGCCACTTCTACGCTGACCGCACCAATCGTTAGTGCTAGTAATGGCTTAATGGTAAACAGCAATACAGTATCTGCAAGCTATTCAATTCCTAGCGGTTCTTCAGCAATGAGTGCTGGCCCTATGACTGTGGCAAGCGGTCAAACTGTTACTGTTGCTAGTGGAAGTCGCTGGGTAGTTCTCTAATGTTTTCAACGGCTTTTCAGGCTAATGCGTTTCAAGTAAACGCTTTCCAAATCTATATACCCCCTGCTAATACACAGGTAGGTGGGGATGATGCTTGGTATACAACAGAAGAACTCCGCAGGATACAAAAGATTCAACAAAAGATCGCAGCTAGACAGCGATTATTAGAAAAGACTACTAAGAATGCTAATGCATCACGCAAACAGGCTATCCGTAATCTAGTATCCCCTGTTGCTAAAGTTAAGCAAACTAAAGTACAATCAAAACAAGAGGTTAAAGCTGATATACCGTTGGCTGAAACAGAAGATTTACAACGGTCTATAAGCTACCTTGAAAGACAAAGGGAAAATATCCTTCAAGCGGTGGCGTACAGACAACAACAAACTCTTATACAAGAGCAATTGATGTATATGGAAGCCAAACGCCTAGAAGAACTAGACGATGAGGAATCCGTATTAATACTTTTGCATTAAATCCGCATACAGAATACAAAAAAGCTTATGAGCATCTACACGCTGGTCGTTTAGAAGCTGGTTTTAGGCTTTTTGAATATCGTTGGCATCCTGAAATCATTGCCAATCAAGCACAGCCATACCATCAAAAACTAAAAATGCCTGTATGGAGAGGTGAAAGCTTATTAGGGAAAACCATTACCGTTCAAGCAGAGCAAGGTTTTGGGGACATTATTCAATATGCTCGCTTTTTGCCTTATTTAAAGGTAATGGGTGCTAAAAAAGTAGTGTTGTTACAGCACGGATCATTACATACCCTATTTGGGCAAATGGATTGCATTGACACTTTTACAAATATGCCTGAAGAAGGTATAGCCACAGAATCAGACTACTGGATTGGCATCATTTCTTTGCCCTATTACATCAGCCTAGCCCCAGCATACGCAAAAGCACTATTTCCATGCAATTTAAAGAAAATAGTAGGATCAGAAGGCTATTTAGATGCTATTCCTAGCAATATTCCTAAAAAATTAGCCGTTAATTGGTCTACTTCTAAAGGTCTTTTGCACTATGTACGCACTATGCGCCCTGAAACCATGTTTGAATTAGTGGGAGAGGATGCTTATTCATTTAATCCTGAAGAAGATAGGTTTTGGTCACCCTTACCTAATGACGGATGGAAACAAGATTGGTCTAAAACTGCAAGCCATTTAAAGGCTTGTAAAGGCTTGGTAACTGTAGACACAGGCATAGCCCATTTAGCTGGTGCTTTAGGCGTTAAAACCATCTGCATCATGCCTAGAAAAGAATTTAAATGCTGGCGATGGAAACACGGTACTTGGTACGATTCTGTAGTCACAGTTGAAGAAGAAGATTTAAACAAAATTCCCGATCTAATAAGGAGAATGTAATGGTTTGCCCTAATTGTGGATGGTCTGAAGCTAACCATCTTGAAGCTAAAAAGTCTGATGAAGAATTTTTCCTTGAATGGTGGACACCTACTATTGGTGAGGAAGCAGCAAAAGCTTCTTGGTTAGACAAGGTGGCTATGAAATCTAGGGTTGCCCCTATGGTAATCCCTGATATTGAAGGTCATATATCAATGGCTGACGGTTCATGGGTATCTTCCCGTTCTAAGCACCGTGAGAACCTAAAACGCAACAATTGTATTGAATTGGGCAACGATGTTCCAAACGAGCAAAAAAAGCATGAATTTAGCCGTAAAGAACAAGAAGCTAGGAAACAACAAATTGCTGAAATAACTTACGCCAAACTTAACTACAGATAGGAAAAACCATGTCAGATGACCGCAGAGAAATGTTAGAAGCAGCTTTAGAACAAGCCGAAGAAGGTACTTTAGAAGCCCCTGTTGAAAAGGAAATTGAGGTAAATGATGATCCAATCCATGCCGAAGTTGAAGAAAGCAATGATCGTGACGAAAAAGGTCGTTTTACTAGCAAGTCCGAAGAAACCAGTAGCGAAAACGATACCGCTGAAACCGAATTGGTGGCAGAAACTACTGATGATGAAGAAGTAAAGGTACAAAGACCTACTACTTGGAAAAAAGAATATGTCCAAATTTGGGACAAAATGGAAAAAGGCGAGCCTTTAAAGAAGGAAGATTTTACCAAGTTTGCCGAATATGCCAATCAACGGGAAGCCGAATACAAGCGTGGTGTATCCGCTTATAAAGCAGAAGCTGACAATGCAAGACAATTAACCGAAGCGATTGGCCCTTATGTTCCTGAATTACAGGCACAAGGAATCCATCCAGTAGCTTGGATTAATAATCTTGGTCGGGCGCACATGATGCTTACCAAAGCACCTTATGACCAAAAAGTGCAGATGTTTCATAGACTTGCACAAGATTATGGAATACAATTAAATCAAGATGCAATACAAACACCTCAACAGGCGTATGTAGACCCGTATCAGCAACAGTTAATGCAACAACTTCAAGCTACCCAGCAACAAGTTCAGCAACTGTCACAGATTAGGGAGCAAGAAGAAAACGCTCGATTGACCTCAGAAATCAGTCGGGTAAGTAGCAACAAGGAGCGGTTTCCGCACTTTGAGATGGTTCGGGAAGATATGGCTCAATTACTTGAGCGAGGTTTAGCCAACGATCTAGAAACGGCTTATGCAAAAGCTGTGCGTATGAACGATGAAGCTTATAAGCTAGAGCAGGATAAACTCCTGAAATCGGCTGGTAACCAAGCATCTAAGGCACAACAAGTAGCTAAAGCTAAAGCAACTGCTGTTAGTCCGAAGTCCGTTACTCCTAGCGGTCAGGTGTCTAAAACAGATGCAAAAGATAGACGATCCTTATTATTGGCTTCTTTGGCCGATGTTGAGGGTGGTCGGGTTTAACTTAATCTAATAAAGGAAATATCATGGCATTCGCAAATAGCGCAATTACCGATATTATCGCCACAACTATTCAAAGTCGTAGCGGAGTATTGGCAGATAACTTAACACAAAACAACGCAATCCTACAACGATTGAACTCAAAAGGGAATGTTCGGAGTTTCAGCGGGGGAAATGTCATCCTCGAAGAAATCATGTACAACGATCCAAATACAAATAACGCTAACTCTTATAGCGGTTATGAAGTATTGAATATCACCCCTGATAGTCCTATTTCTGCTGCTCAATTCTCTATTACTCAGTACGCTGATAGCGTAACAATGAGTGGTTTAGAAATGTTGCAGAACTCAAGCAAAGAAGCAATCATTGACCTTTTAGATGGTCGTATGCAAGTTTCTGAAGCCCGTTTGTTAAACCGTATTTCTACTGACCTTTATGGTGACGGTACAGGTAACGGTGGTAAAAACATTACTGGTTTAGCTGCTGCAATTAGCACATCACCAACAAGCGGTACTTACGGTGGTATTAACCGTGCAAACTGGACGTTTTGGCAGAACCAAGCTACAACTGGTGCTGATTCATCCTTGTTGATCCAAGCTGCAATGACCACAGCCGCTATCAAGTCCGTTCGTGGAACTGATAAGACTGACCTCATTATTGCTGGTAACACTTTGTACACACGCTATGTAGCTTCATTGCAAGCTATCCAGCGTATTGCTGGTGTAGATGAAGGTGCTGCTGGTTTTGCATCATTGAAGTTCTACGGCGGTGGTATGTCTGCTGATGTGGTATTGGGTGGTGGTATTGGCGCACAAGAGAACGCATTGTATATGTACTTTTTGAACACTAATTACATCTTCTTCCGCCCACACAAAGAGCGTAATTTCGTTCCTATCGGTGGTGAGCGTCAGTCCATCAATCAAGATGCGATCGTTAAACTCTATGGCTGGGCTGGAAATTTAACTACTTCTAATGCTCAACTACAAGGCGTATTGACAGGTTCTTAATCTGACAATCCAACTTAACTTATAGAAAAGGAATTATCATGGCATATACCATTACCCCACTAGCTGGGATTGATTTTAATGATACACAAACCGTTGCTGAACAAGCATTAAACGGTGGAACTGTAGCTACATTTGGCCCTACTGGTGCTGAAGTGTTTGGTTCTGATGGCCGTCGTTATGTATGGGCAGTAGCAGGCGCAGCTATCACAGCTTCAACTGCAACTTGTTCTATTAACGCTTCAACTTTTGTTGCTACTGCTTCTGCTGGTACTTATTTAGCCCCAACAACAGCAATGGCTTCAGGCGATTATGGCTGGTTCTCAGCAGCTTCAGTTTGATTAGCTTAAAACGCTAAAATGTAGTAAAAACTAGGGGTTACCTCAAAAGGGTAGCCCCTTTTTATCTTTAACAACCTAACTACTTAGGAGAATTAAACATGGCTTTACCTTCAGATGAGCAAGGCGCAGATTCACGCTTACAAGTACGCTTTTACAAAAAACCCGTACACCAAGAGCAAGAATCAATAAGTGCTGGCAGACCAATATACAAAGAATTTGATTTTGTTCATATTTGCGTTGCTGGCGATACCCTGACCGAAATTGATACATACGCTTTACAAAGCCACAAGCAACGCTTTCCAATTCAATGGGCTAACTTTATGAATCGGGTAGGTGCGAATGATGAGGAAGTGGTTGGTACTCCTGTATCAGAATGGCCTTTAATATCTAAAAGCCAAGCGGAAGAACTACGGGCAATGAAGTTTCATACCGTAGAATCTATCTCAACTGCTTCAGATCAGCAACTTCAGCGTATCGGTATGGCGGCAGGAATGTCCCCTTATGCGTTCCGTGACAAGGCAAAGGCATTTTTAAATCTAGCCACAAATGCAGCAGAAACTGACAAGCGTGAAAGTGAAATTAACGCTTTGAAAGAAGAACTTGCCAAAAAGGATCAAGAAACTGCTAAAATAAAGGCTGAAACAGATGCGAAGCTAGCCCAAATGCAGGAACAAATGGCAGCTATACTTGCCGCTGTTGGTGAAAAGAAACCCCGTAAAAAGACGGTAGCCACAGAGGAAGCTTAATATGTCATCAACCATGCTCCAATTAGTTCAACAGGTAACTGCTGAATTAAACTTAGCCATACCCACTTATGTTCAAGGAAACACGAACCAAGATGTGCAACAAATCTTGGCTTTAATGAACCGTGCTGGGTATGATTTGGTCAAGGAGTATGATTGGCAGGCTTTAGAGTTAGAGTATCGGTTTTACACACAAGCAATAACCACATCCTGCAATACTACGAGTGGCACACAAGTTTTAACTGCTATTCCTAGTACAGCAGGGTTGGACAACACTTATTCCATTGTTGGAACAGCAATCCCCCAAGATACCTATATAGATGAAGTTTTAGGTGGTACTTCTGTAAGCACTTCCCAGCAATCTTCATCCACAACAACTGGCGGTTCTGTCACTTTTAGCAAGACAATTTATCCCTTGCCACCTGATTACGAAACCATCACAGATAACACGCATTGGGACAAAACTAAGCATTGGCAGATGCTTGGCCCAGTAGATGCACAGCAATGGCAATGGCTTAAATCAGGTTATATCTCAACTGGCCCACGGGTTCGTTGGCGTATTCTTGGCAATACATTTCAAATATGGCCACCCTACAATACCCAAGAATATTTAGGTTTTGAATACCGTTCTAAAGGATGGGCTAGAACTGCCGCTGGTGATGTTCAAAACAGCTTTATTCAAGATACAGATACAACCGTTTTTGACGATACCATCCTTGTTCTGGCTACAAAACTTAAGTATTTCCAAATTAAGTCTTTTGATACAACTGCTTTATCCCAAGATTATCAGCGTTATTTGAGCGTGGCTAAAGCTAACGACAAGGGTTCTGCTACCTTATCATTTGCTCCACAACCTAGCGCAGTCTTGATTGGCTGGGCAAATATCCCCGATACTGGCTATGGTAGTTAATCATGGCAGTACAAGCTAGAACTGCAACAACGGCATCATTACCCTCGCCTATTGGTGGCTGGAATGGTAGAGATTCATTAGCGGCAATGTCCCCTTTGGATGCTGTCCAGTTAATCAATTTTTACCCTACACCTACCGATGTAACCCTAAGAAAAGGCTATTCAAAATCTTCTATTGGGATTACAGGCAGCGTTAATACTTTGATGAATTACAGCTTATCAGACGGGTCAAAAAACCTGTTTGCCGCTGCTGGGGATAAGATTTATGATGCAAACCCTGCTACTGCTGTAGTCAAGTTCTCAGGGATTACTAGCGATAAGTTTCAATTTACCAATTTAACCAATGCAGCAGGACACTTTATCGTAGCTTGTAACGGTTCAGACCCGACTATGATCTATGACGGCTCTGTATGGTATTACATAGCAACCACACAAACTGCCCAAACAATAAGCAGCATTACTCATTCAGGAACAACAGCACAGCTTACAACTGCCGCACCGCATGGTCTTGTTACTGGTAACAGGGTTGTCATTTCAGGTGCTAGCCCATCGGCTTATAACGGTGCTTTTGTTATTACGGTTACTAGCGGTAGCCAATTTCAATACACAATGGCAACAAGCCCTGCTTCTGATGCAACGGTTGTAGGAACATATAGCGTTACAGGAATTACAGGCGTTGATTCTAAAAACTTCATCAATGTAAATTTATTCAAAAATCGCCTATATTTCACAGAAAAAAACACTTTAACTTGCTGGTATCTTGATGTTAATTCCATTTCAGGGGCAGCAAATCCCCTTTATTTTGGTGGTATTGCTCGTAATTCAGGTTATTTGCAAGCAATGGGTACTTGGACTATTGATGCTGGTCAAGGCGTAGATGATTACGCAGTCTTTGTTACCTCGATGGGCGAGGCAATCGTATACAACGGTACAAATCCAAATAGTGCTGATACTTGGGCATTAAAAGGGGTATGGCAATTAGGTCAAACTTTTAATCGTAGGTGTTTTTTCAAATGGGCTGGCGATTTATTGTTGCTAACTCAAGACGGATTAGTACCTTTGGCTGCCGCTTTGCAATCTAGCCGTTTAGATCCACGAATTAACCTGACAGATAAGATTTATTACCCAATTAGTCAAGCTTGTACCCAATTTTATGCACTATTTGGCTGGCAAATTAACTATTTTGCTAGTGAAAATATGCTGATTTTGTCCATTCCTACAGAAAATGGCATGGAACAGTATGTAATGCACACGATTACAAAAGCTTGGGCCAGATTTACTGGAATCCAAGCGCATTGTTGGGAAGCTGCTGGAAATGCAGATATGTATTTTGGCGGTGATGGATATGTAGGTAAATTCTATGATCTAACTTCTGATGCAGGGACAAACATTTATGCTACAGCGCAGCAAGCGTATAACTATTTTGACTCTCAAGGACAGTTAAAACGATTTACCTTAGTACGCCCTATCCTACAGACAGATAACGGCTTACCGACTGTTCTGTGCGGTATTAGCACCGATTTTGACACTACCCCTTTAATTAATCAGGTTAGTTTTAACCCTTTAATCAATAAATTAGGTCGCTGGGATGTTTCTACTTGGGATGGAGCAAACTGGGGCGGTGGTCTTGTGACTACAAAGTTTTGGCAAGGGGTTACAGGAACTGGCTTTGCTGGATCAATCAATATTAATGTGGCATCACAAGGAATTGAGTTTCATTGGGCATCAACTGATTATGTAATGGAGCGTGGCGGAGTTCTGTGAGGAAAGTTATTACAGAAAATCAGCCGTATCTACGGCATTGGATTTCAACAGAATTAAAGGGTAAAGCACCCGATAATACGATGTGTATAGGGCAGTTGGTAGATGGTGAAATTAAGGCGGTAGCAAGTTATAGCAGTTTTGAAGGAAGGTCTTGTAACTTTAGCCTTGTAGGAAAAGGCAACTTTATGAGCAAAGATTTCTTATTTGCTATGTTTGATTACCCTTTTAACATCTTGAAAGTTAAGGTTATAATAGCCACAATAGCAGGGAACAATGAAGTATCCCTGAAATTAAGCCGACACCTTGGTTTTCAAGAAGCAGCCGTGATACCTGATGCCCATAGAGATGGCGATTTGGTAATAATGGTTATGAGGCGTAAAAATTGTAAATGGTTACAAATAAACGCCCCTTTAAGAAAAGTATTAGGAGCTTAATATGAGTTTTGTAAGTGATGTAATTGGCGGTATTTTTGGTGGAAATAAATCTGCCCCAGCAGCACCTGATTATACAGGCGCAGCTACCGCTACAGCACAAGGAAACTTAGATGCTGCTAGAGCCGCTGCCGCTGCTAACCGTGTAAACCAATACACTCCTTACGGTAGCTTAGAATATTCTCAATCAGGTACTGATTCATACGGAAATCCTACTTGGTCAGCAAGAACAAACCTCAATGATGTTGGGCAACAACTTTTAAACAATCAAAATCAGACCAGCTTGGGTCTTGGTGGTGCTATAAATTCCCAACTAGGGCAAGTTAATGCCACTATGGGCCAAGGATTTAATCCAAATACTTCCCCAATTACTTCAAATATTGGTCAAGCCAATATAAACCAATTAACAGGTCAAGCTAATGTACAAAATTTAACTGGCAACGCTAATTTACAAAATCAAACCGATTATGCAGGCGGTATGGCTGGTTGGGATAAAGCCAATCAAATTTTGCAAGCCCGATTACAGCCACAAATGGCACAACAGCAAGAAGCACAAAACGCAGCTTTGGCTAATCAAGGTATTGTTCAAGGCACTAAAGCTTATGACAATGCTATGCGTACCTTTAATCAAGGTCAAAATGATTTATTAACTAATTCACAATTAGCTGGTCAAAATATTGGTCAAAACCTGTTTACTCAAGGATTACAGGGCGCACAATTTGGCAACACAGCTAATCAACAAACATTTAGTAATGCTCAGAATCAAATGCAAGCTAATAACGCTCTTGCACAACAAAATTATTCAAATAGCCAAGCACAACAACAGGCTAATAATGCTATCGGACAGCAACAGTTTGGTAATCAACTTATTAACGCTAATCTTGGTAATGCAGCGCAACAACAGCAATATAATCAAGCACTTACAAACTACAATTTGCCGCTTAATACACTTAGCGCATTGCGTAGTGGCGCACAAGTTCAAAATCCAACATTCCAAAATGTCCCCCAACAAGCTACTACAAGCGGTGCTGATTTATTAGGTGCTACAACAGCTACTGGTAATTACAATCTTGGTACTTATAACTCCCAACAAGCGGCTAATTCAAACTTAACAGGTGGATTACTTGGTCTTGGCGGTACTTTAGGTGCGGCAGCGTTAATTTCAGATATTCGTACCAAACAAAACATTAAAGCTATTGGTATGTTATCTAATGGTTTACCAATATACGAATACGAATATAAGCCTGAATGGAAAGAAGAAGCAGGACACGGTAAGTTTATTGGTGTCATGGCTCAAGAAGTTGAGTTGGTTCAGCCTGAAGCTGTTATTACAAGACCTGATGGTTACAAAATGGTTAATTATGGAGCGTTAAATGCCTAATCCTTATACAAATACCTATATGCCTAATGGTTTTGAAGATGCAAACCAACAAGGTTTAAACCCTGTATTTCAAAATATTGGCTCACAACAAGCTTATATGAATCAACAGCTTGGGCAAGGCAATCAAATGGCTCAACCTACAAGTCATGGTACTAATGTATCAGGATTAAACCCTTTGACTATGGCAATGATGTTGCGTGGCGGTGGTGGTAATGTAGCCGTTCCAGCTATGGATGGTGCACAAATGTCAGGCGTATCAGGAATGGGTGGATCAATGGGTACTGGTTTAACTCAAAATCCTTACAATTCAGGTGTTGGCTTTAATCCAAATGCCCAATCTGGTGGTTACGGTATTAAATTCTAGGGAATTAACATGGCAAATGAATTAGACCAATTAAATCTTAATCAAAGCGGTACTTTACCGCCTGAAATATTTGCACAACAACAAGCTTTAAATCGTCAGCAACAAATGGCGCAAATGTTAATGCAACAAAATCAACAACCACAAGGTCAAATGATTAGTGGTCGTTATGTAGCACCGTCATGGGCGCAACAATTACAACCAGTGGCTAATATGCTTGCTGGTGCTTATATTGGAAAACAAAACGATACGAAAGCTGCTGCATTAGCAGATCAATTGCGTGCAGGTCGTGAAGCCGAAAGATTGGCTGCTGTTAAAGAAATTAAAGCTGGCAATCCAATTGGTGCTTTAGAGTTGCCAAATGTATATGGCGGTGCTGCACCTTATCAATCTAAATTAATTGACAGATCATTGCCTGAAGCTACTACAAATATGCAAGAGTTTAACGAGGCTATGAAAAATCCTCAATTTGCCGCTTATGTAAGAGAACAAAAGTTATTAGGTCGAAATGTAAATAATATTAATATGCCAGCAGTAGAAAGTGCATATAACGCTGCTTTTGGTAAAGGTGTTGCTGAACAAGATTTGGCATTAAAAAATATTGCTGAATCTTCAAAATCTACTGTTAATAATATTGCTAATCAAAAGAAAATTCTTGAATCGGGTAATTTCTTTAGTGGTAAAGCGGCCAATGTTCAAAATGATTTAGCCAATTATGGTACTGCTCTTGGTGTTGTTGGAAAAGATGGTCAAGAAAAAGCAGCCAATACTCAAAGCCTTATTGGTGGTGGTGCTGGTATTACTTTGGATAATATTAAAGGTTCAGGACTTGGTGCAGGACAAGGGTTTACCGATAAGGATTTAACTTTCTTGCAAGATGCTAAATCATTTAGAATTACATTTAACAAAGAAAATATTGCACGAGTTCTTGATTTACAAGAAAGAGCCGCTATCGAAGGTGCTAAACGATGGAACGCCCGTCAAGGTCAAATTCAAAAGTCAGCTACTGTACCTATTAATGTTGGTCCTGTTGAAATTCCTTCTCCTTATAGTGGACAAGTTAAATATTTAGGCCCTGAAGGAAAATAATGGCTGAAACTTTTGTTGCTAAAGTAGAACTTCCTGACGGATCTGTAGGTCGTTTTGAAGTTCCTGTAGGCATGAAGCCTGCTGATATTGAAGAACAAGCCTTAAGTGCTTATATGGCACAAGGTCGCACTCAAAGTTTATTAGCCCCTCAAACAACTGAAAGAAATGTTCCAAAAGTATTGTTGCAAAGTGCAGGGAAAGCTGTTGCCAACATTGGTGATATTGTTGCTGGTGCGCCTGAAAACTATAAGCGTTTAGGTAAATATGCTTTGGGTAAATTACAAGGTCAAGATGTAGAAGCCCCAAGAGGATCTACTCCAGTTACTAATGCTTTGGTTAAAGCAGGTATTTTTAACCCACAAAATGAACCAAATACACCAGCTTTAAATATTGCTGATTTTGCTATACAAGCTGCTCCTGCTGTTGCTAGGGGTGATATTGGTTCAATTCCATCCTATTTAAAAGCAACTGGCAAAAACTTAATTCCTGCTACATTAGGTGGTGGTGCTGTGGAATTGGCAAAATCTTCAGGAATAGACAATCCTTATGCTCAGTTTGCTATAGGCGCAGGAACAATGGCGGCATCACAAGCCCCTTTTGCATTTCGTCATACAGCCGCTAGTGTAGCAAATGAAGCTACCCGTAATGTAAGCCCTGAACAATTAAAATTAGCCGATGCTCTAGTCAAAGAATCTTATCAATTAGGATCACCAATTACAGGCGCAGAGGCATTATCTAAAGTTGCTGGAACAAGTCCTTTAGCCGCAGTTCAAAGAGTTGTTGAAAGCTTGCCTAAAAGCGAATCTACAATGTCTGCATTTATGGCCAACCGCCCAGCAGCTAATGAACAAATGGTTGCAAATGCTTTGCGTAACATAAGCCCTAAGCAACCAACTTCTGCTACACCTATTAATTTGCAAAATACTGCTGGAAATTTAATTAGCGGTGCAGAGCAAAACCTTACTCAAAATGTAAAACCTTTATATAAGCAAGCTGGTAGCGTAGGTGTTTACCCTGCACCTTCCGTATTGGCTAATGACAGAATAAATGAAGCTGTAGATGCTGTAACAAAAACCGCTAAATATGGCGTAAAAGGTGCTGATCCTAGTTCTTTTGAAACATTAATTGCAGCTAAAAAATATTTGGATGATGAGTATAAAACCCAAATGAACGCTGTTAGTGGATTACAAAAAGGTGCTGGTGAAGTTACAGCTACAGCTGCTAATGAATTAAGCAATTATTTAAAAGAAAATTCACCACAATACAAGCAAGGTGCTTATAACTACGAAGTAGCCCAAAAAACACAACTTCAACCGTTGCGTGAAAGCCCTGTAGGTCAAATTGCTGAAGGTAAAAATGCGGCTCAAATATTGATGCCCCCTAAACCTGTTTCTTTATACCCTGCTGATATTAAGCGTACTGTAGATTTATTACGCAGAAAAGATCCTGAAGCATTGCCTGATTGGACACGCCAGCAACTTGAAGCAACTTTTAATGAAACTGCACAAAATTTGCAAAATGGGCCAAACCAATTTGGTGGTGCTAAATTTGCATCTACCATTCAAGGTAATAAGCAACAAAAAGCTAATTTACAAGCATTGATCCAAGAATCTGCTGGTGTACAGGCTTATCAAGGTTTTGAGCGTGTTTTAAATAATCTTGAGGCACAAGGCACAAGGCAAGGTGCAGGATCACAAACATCGTTCAATAACCAATTTCAAAAAGAATTATCTGAAGGTGGGCCACTTGCTGCCGCTAAATTAGTGTTTAAACCTTCTGAAGTTGCAACCAAATATGAGCAATATCAATTAGGTAAAAATGCTAATAAACTAGCAGATATGCTTACCAATCCTGATTCAATTAAACAATTAGAAAATTTGGCTAGAACTAAACCAAATACAGCAAAAGAACGTTTATTAGTAAATAGTTTGGTTGGTGGTTATGTAGCCCAAAAACCTGAAATGACAGAGGAATCAAAATGAGTAGAAACGGATCGGGTACTTATACCCTGCCTGCTGGTAATCCAGTAGTAACAGGCACAACTATATCGTCTACATGGGCTAATACCACCTTTACAGACATATCTACAGCTTTGTCAGGCTCTATTGCTGCTGACGGACAAACACCTATTACAGGTGCTTTGGTAGGTATCGGTGATACTGTTTCATTCGGTGGAACTGGTCAAATCACGCTTCCTGCTGGCACAACTTCACAAAGAAGCGGTAGCCCTTATTCAGGAATGATTCGCTATAACACTTCTTTTGGACAGTTTGAAGGTTATGCCGCTGGTTCTTGGCAATCCGTAGGTGGTGGCGCAACAGGCGGTGGTGGCGATCAAGTATTCGTTGAGAACGCTAGAATTGTGACTACAAATTACACACTTACAACAGGTAAATCTGCTGAATCTGTTGGCCCTATTACTGTAAATTCTTCTGCTACAGTTACTATTCCAAGTGGACAACGCTGGGTAATCTTGTAAAATAGACGAAATTAAAGGATAAACAATGGCTTCATTAATCAACGCTGGAAACGCTTTAGGAACAGGTAGTGTAACTTTACAAGTACCGAATACTAATTCTGTCCAAACTGTCAATATTCCTGATTCTACTGGAAATATGGTTGTTTCTACAGCCGTAACTGCTTCAGTTTTAGGTACAGTAACTAATAAGGTAGCCGTCAATATTGGTGGCACAGTTTATTATTTATTAGCTTCTACTTCAGGGGTATAACATGGCATACGGAACAGTCAATGCCGATGTAATCGGTACAAGCGTAGCAGGAAGTAACATAGGGGCTGGTAATGCTTCTATTATGAAGAACCGCATTATCAATGGTGCGATGGTTATTGACCAAAGAAACGCTGGTGCTAGTCTTACGATTCCACAGACAAATACTTACACTTTAGACAGATGGTGGTTACAACAAGCGGTAACTTCTAAATACTCTGTTCAACAAAACGCTGGTTCAGTAACTCCGCCTGTAGGATTTACAAATTATTTAGGCATTACTTCTTTATCGGCTTATTCTGTTACTTCAACAGATTATTTTCTTCTTTCGCAAAATATTGAAGGATTTAATACTGCCGATTTAAATTGGGGCACAGCTAACGCTAAGACAGTTACTTTAAGTTTTCAAATATATTCAAGCCTTACAGGAACTTTTGGCGGTGCATTAAAAAATTCCGCAGGAAATAGAAGTTATCCTTTTAGCTATTCAATTCCAACGGCTAATACTTGGACAAGCATTTCAATAACTATTGCTGGTGATACATCAGGAACTTGGGTAGGAGCAACTAACGGAACAGGAATACAAGTTCAATTTGGTCTTGGCAATGGTTCTACTTATAGCGGTACAGCAGGTTCTTGGGCAGCAGCGAACTATACATCATCTACAGGAGCAGTATCCGTAGTAGGAACAAGCGGAGCAACTTTCTACATTACTGGTGTTCAACTAGAAGTAGGTAGTTTTGCTACTGGATTTGAGTATCGTCAGTATCAGCAAGAGTTAGCTTTGTGTCAGAGGTATTATTATTCCGTAAATTCAGGACAATTTAATAATTTTGGGTTATCTACTTGCATGGCTACTGGTGGCACAACTCCAGCAACAAGAAGAGCTAATACTCCGTTTCCAGTACCTATGAGAGTTAGACCTGACATTTCTTTTGGCACAACTGCTCCTCAACTATATACGGTTGGTTTGTCAAATTTAACTCCTAATACAGCTTCAATTGCTAACTATTCATCAAACACATTAGCTTCTTTTGACATTAATTCAACTTCTGCTGGTACTGCTGGGCAATGTCTATGGATAGTTTTAGATTCTAATGTTTCAACTCAAAGTTTTAATGCAAGTGCGGAATTATAAAAATGAGAAAATATATATCAATTATAGATAGTCAAACAAACAATGAATCAATTGTAGAAATTGATGAACAAGGTATTGCATGGGGATTATCAAAAGACCCTGAAAGTACTAAATACCAAGCCTACCTTGCATGGGTAGAAGCTGGTGAAGCTCCATTACCAGCAGAGGAAGCATAATGACCACAATAATTAACGGCTCAAGCCCGTCTATTACTTTTACTGACAGCACTACACAAGCTACTGCTGCACCTTATGGCCCAGCGTTTAGTGCTTATGCAAGTGTAGCTCAATCATTGACAAATGGTACATTTAACATCATTACTGTTAATACCAAAGAATTTGACACAGCAACTGCGTTTAATACAAGCACTTATACATTTCAACCTACTGTTGCTGGTTACTATCAAGTAAACGGTCAAGTAAACTTTGCGGCAACCACGGCTTTATGTTTTAGCGGTTTACTTAAAAATGGTGCAAGATACAAAGATGGTAATTGGGTAAATCAAACTGGTAATCCAGCTTCAGTAGTTAATTCTATTGTTTATTTAAATGGCTCAACTGATTACATCAATTTATTTGGCTATCAATCAAGCGGTGGAGCATTAAATACAAATAATGCTGGCAACACTTATGCCAATTATTTTTCAGCATCATTAGTAAGGGCAGCATAATGAACTTTACATTTACATGGATACTAGACAAGTTTGGTTTTCAACCTAAGATTGAAACCTTTGATTTCCCTGTTCCTAAGGAAGTTAAAGCTAAAAAAGTTGCCGCAAAGAAAACAGTAAAAAAAGCCACAACTAGACCTAAAAAATAATCATGGAACTAGACCCAATAAAATTTGGCATTACGATTCAAAAAGTAGAGGCTATGGAATCTGAGGTAGCTGAATTGCGTAAGGATGTTAAGCAGCTTCTTGAATTGGCTAATAAGGGTCGTGGTGGTTTATGGGCAGGTATGATGGTAGTATCTGCGCTCTCAGCGTTTATAGGCTTTCTAAGTCATTACATTACTGGCAAATGAAACCCATGATGAAGTCGAGAACTTTATGGTTCTCGTTACTACTAGTTATAGTCGGTGCAATCTCTGACAATCTTCCTGCATTACAAGCGTTTATAAGCCCTGAAGTGTACGCTTATAGTCTGATGACAATCGGTGTAATTTGTGCCATTCTACGCTTTGTAACAACACAGCCTATAGGTGAGAAATGATTGATTATGTCAAAATGGCAATTATTGGCGGTGTATTGTTTGCTGCTTTTGGTAGCGGCTGGTATGTTCGTAATTTGGACTACAAAGCATTTAAACTTGAGGTTGAACATACTGCCCAAGCGCAGGAAGCCAATATTAAATCCATTCAAAAACAACAAGCCCTAGTCACTAAATCTGTGGAGAAAGAATATGAAGCTAAACTTGCTGCTGTGCGTAACTACTATAAGTCTACTAGCGTGTGGAACAACCCCAGTAGCAGTAAAGTGTCAGGACTTTCCACAGCCCCCAGCGCAACTGATGTTATCACCGCCTACAATGTTCTTGCTGGACAATGTGCAGAAACCACCCAGCAAATAGTAAGTCTACAGGCTTGGTTAAATGAGCAAATGGGCATTAAATGACTTTAGAGCAGTTAAATAAACTAGGACTAGATCCTAAGTGGCTTGATCCCCTAAATGAAACCTTTGAAAAGTATGAGATTAATACTCCAAAGCGTGAATCCTGCTTTATTGGTCAATGTATGCACGAATCAGGTGGTTTCAAGATTCTTCAAGAAAATTTAAATTATTCTGCCGCTGGTCTAATGCGTACTTGGCCCTCACGCTTTCCTGATATGGACACCGCTGAAAAATACGCCCATAATCCTGAAAAGATAGCTTCTAAAGTCTATGCAGGTCGGATGGGCAATACCACACCTGAAGAAGCTGCTATGTACATTGGGCGTGGACTTATTCAATTAACAGGTAGAGAAAATTATGCCAACTGCGGACTTGGTTTGGGTGTGGATCTTCTCAGTCATCCTGATTGGCTGGCTACTCCTCAATATGCGGCTTTGAGTGCAGGCTGGTTTTGGAACAAAAAAGACCTAAATCCACTAGCCGATGAGTTTACTAAGCTATCTATAGAAACCATGACCAAACGTATTAACGGTGGACTGATCGGTTTTGATGACAGGATGGCTAAAATAAATATGTGTTTGAACGCTCTTAGCTAATAGTTCTCCAAAAACCATAAGCAAACACAGCTACAAACAACATACCACCACAGAAAGCCCCAAAACCGTCATAGTCAGACGATTGGGGTCTAGTGATGGCGGTAGCATAGTCAGCATCATTAAACGCCTCTGAAGCCGTTTTATAGGTTTTCCCTACCATTCCATGTGATCTTGTACTCATTCTTGTGCCTTTCTTAAAATAGCTTTAGCAAAATCATACAAATCTTCATGCGTAGGTTTTTCAGCAACATCCATAATTAAACTGTCTATTTCTTTATCTGTTAGTTCTTTTGGATTAACTTGTTCTTCAAGTTTTGCAATTCTTTTAGAAAAATCCGCCAATATTTCTTGTAAATATGGATTCATAGTAGATACCACTCCCTTTCTTGACGATTTGAATCACTTTTAACAGTCTTGCCAGTTAAACCAATAATTCCATTTCTTTCCAATTCAGTCAATCTTCTTGCTACTTGACCATGATGCAACTTTGATCTTTTGGCAATCAAAGTCTTTCCTGCTGGTGAAACCTTTAAAGCTTCAATAATCAGGGCGTAATGAGCCGATGGGTTCATTGATTTTGCTGCAATATGCGATGTATAAGGATCGCTATTTCTAGCTTGCGTATGCGGCTCATAACTGATAATGTAATCACCGTTTTTTGCCATTTCGTAATCAGTCATTTGTTTCATTGCATCACCCGTGGGCTAGGTGGGGATGGTGGGGACATAGGCACGGTATAACCAGCGTTACCTACAACGCTTTGGGTATATCCGCTAGGGCTGGTGATAACGATCTGATTAGGGTAAATAGTAGCCGTCTGAGTAGTTACCCCTGCTGGGTTCACAAACTGCGCTGTATTGCCCTGTATCTGAACTGAGCCGACATTGTAGCCACGACTGTCAGTCATAGGATAAGACTGCGCCTTAGCTGTACCGTAACCAAACATACAACCCAGTACAGCACCTAATAAACACGCTCCAATAAAATCTTTCATTTTGATTCCTTTGCTTTAAGTTCACACCATTTGCGGGCAGATTGCCAATTATCAAAATACTCTATGTCGTTTCCACTTTCTTGTTCCAAACAATAATCACCATGTCTAGAAAATCCTGCATACCAATCTCCAACTACGGTAGGTATTACTGCATAAAATCCATTTTCTAATTCAAGCTGGTGTTCACCAGTTGCTTGATCTTTAGTCCATTTCATTTTGATTCCTTAAGTTGGGTGGCAGGCCAAGGTCTTTTTAGTTTGAAATCCCCACGGGCCATAAAGCTGAATAGTGTCAATGGCCTGCCGTTGAAAGTTAGCCAAATTTCTTTTTCATGTGTTCAATGCTTTTTTTGCAATCATCGCAGTCGCATGAGATAACATCATTTTTTGCAGCATCTCGGACTTCTTGCATGGTGTCAAAGCCTCTAGTGTGAACTAGGTCATCTGAAAACCTATAGCCAAATGGTAACCACAACATATATGTTTCACCATCGCCTGAAACATCTACATCTTTATCAACATTTAATTTGTATTTCATTTGTTGCTCCTTTTCTATCTCACTCCCCAATGGAGTAACTCTAGTATATTAAGCTAGCTTAACATTGTCAATGCTTTTTATCTAAGGAAAACCCTAAGTTGCAAAAAAGAGACAGGGCTGTATTTGGCAGTTATTAGCTGTTAGGTAGAAAGCCGCAAAAGCCCTAACTTACTGCATCCTACAATGGCGGCTTAACGCCCTAAAAAGAGTGGGGTACTCGCTCCGTGATGCTTTCCCCCGTTACTACAAGTTGTTCTTGATCTGATAGACCCGTAACAAGTGCTGGAAGCACTCCCAACTCTTTTGAAGCTGGGGTTCTTCTATTTCTACTAATTTTACTTGGTTAGTCGTGCCATTGACAAATACTATGGCGCACCGTGCGTTGGGCAAGCCTAGTCCTTCTCTATAACTAGATAACTGTAATTCATGCTCAAAATATACATCAACCTTGTCTAAATCGGTATCTTTGGTTTTGAAATCAACACAGAAACCCGTACCCTGACCATTAATAGGTTTAGCCATAAGGTCTACACGCCCACCATAACCAAGCGCATGAGCAAACGATTTCTCACACAGCCAAGCTTGTTCGCCAAATGTATCTTTTAATACTTTATCTATGGCATCAAGGTAAGGTGGCTTCTCAGGCATATACACCTGTTCAAACCAACTTTCAATAATGCCGTGAATTGCCGTGCCACGATTAGCGGCTTGGTAGCCCGTTTCACGACTATCTTTCATTACCCTAGCTAACCATTCCTGTTCAGGCTCGTCAGGCCCTCTAGGAAGCGTTAAAGCGGATAGTAAGACCTGTTGCATCTTCCAGTTGGTCAATCCCTGTTTGTCCAAGGTATTAATGATGGTAGTAGTGCTGGGCAAAAGCCCTTCTTTCCTTGCATCACGCAAAGTAGTAGGTCTTTCGCCAGTTTTACCGATGGTGGTATAGGCAGGAGTACCCTGCCGTGTATACCAATGGCCTGATTCAACTATTTTTTCTTTAACTATCATCAGAAAGGTATATCGCTTAAGTCGCTATCTTCAATAGTCACTTTGTTTTCTTCTTTAGCCTTCTGACCACGCCATTCGCTGCTTTCCGTAATCTTTTCACGGTAATACTTAGGCAGCGCATCATATTTAGCTTGATCGAACTCAGCCAACCAAAAATGAACTACAGGGTTAATAGCTTCAGGCTGGTGCGCTCTAAGGGCTGACGGTACAGGGCTAATGCCTGAAATATTAGCGTAACGGCCATCTTCACTATGCGTGATATTGACCATACAAAACTTGCCTAATAGGTTTTTAAGGTCAAAGTTCTTACGATCTTCAGCAGTCATTTTCTTGTTAGACCATGCTTCAAGGTCTTGGCGTAACCGTGCTTGCTCACCAAGGCTAACGGTATAACGCTTAGAAACAATCAACGGCTTGCCGTCATCTGTAGTCAATGGCGCATCGTTATCGTCTTTACCGTGCAACTCCCAAGTCAATACGACTTTGTGCATAATCTTGGTTTCGCCAGCCCATTCGGTAGCTTGATGACCCAAATCAATGACTGAATACAACCGTGCCATGTGATTCCCTGCTGGGGCTATTTTAAATTCTTTACTGTTATCGCTAATAATCATTTTTTACTCCAAATTTTAGGAAAATTGTTTAAAGGGTTGCCAAAACAATTGCCAAAGTCATTAATAACATCAAGCAATACAGGGTTGACATGGGTATTTCTTACTGGGGATGGTAGACCACAGGCATAACGCAAATCACCAATTTCATCGGCAGTAAGCATCATTCCATCGTCTAAGTCTTTAAAGATGCGTTCCAAATGCTCTTGGAAGCTATTGAAGTCTTGCTCTTGTTCACTCATTTGAGTTTCTCCTAGTTATCACGGCTTATGCCGTACTTAGATATTAAGCTAGGTTAATTAGGATTGCAATAGTTTATTTGCAAATTGTTGTAAAAATGTTAAGATAGCTGAATGGATAAAACATCAACACGAACAATGATTGCGCTACTGGGTGGCCCTACAAAAGTAGCAAACCTAGTAGGCGTAAGCGTTCCAGCGGTATCTATGTGGCAAAACGGGGTTATTCCTTATGACAAGCTGGTGATCCTAGCTGCCACATTAGAAAAGGAATCACACGGTTTATGGTCTAGAAAGCAGCTTTTTCCACTTTCTTACAAAATGATATGGCCTGAGATAGATTGATGTATACTTATCTATATTGAGGAATCGAACACTCAGAATAGGGCTTTAGAGGTGACTTTGTTGGTTTAGGAAAGTAGGGCAAGCGTATTTTCCCAAGCCGTTCGATAACAGAGTTGCCCCTAAAGCCCTTTTTGTTTCCCACAATCTAGCCCGTTCACAAGCGTGATGCAACGGTAAAGGCTGTAAATACTCTAGAAACTACTAGGTGCTATGCACCCTCATTTGACCGTTATTGCTTGGTCATCTAAGAGAACTGTCCTGTATGGATAGACCGATGATGTGATAAAGACAGACCTAGACACGCCAAAGACATCGAAGCAATATATAAACCTCAGAACTAAGCAAGACTGACAAGCTATTCCTCATAGTAGGGATAGCTATGCCCTTGAATCTTGCAATCCTGACAAAAAAACAACGATAATAAAAAATATTTACTATTAAGTAAACTTAACATATACTTCACCTAGATTAACAATTGAGGTCTAATATGACTTGGAATCTACGATTAGTAAATATGAGTTCACCTTACGAAGATTACTTTGAGATCCGTGAGGTGTTTTACGACACTATGGGGAAACCTATGGGACACAGTAAAGCTGCTATTGGCGGTGAAGATCGTTTAGAAGTTGATAGATACATTGAACTTGCTAAACTTGCCCTTGATAAACCTATTTTGAAGTTTGCCCAAAATGAAAATACAGCTAAAGATTCTGAAAGAGAATAAAGATGGTTCGGCCAACGCTGAAGTTATTTTTGACAAGCAAGGACTTGAAACCCTTGTGCAATGGGGGCTTGTCAGTATGCTTACCGAAGCAGTTGATAGATACGCCATTAGACCCGAAGATGCTAAAACACCTGTTCAATCCAAAAGGAAAAAACTAAGTGAACCTACATTTACAGGAAATCTTGCACGAAATACACCTAAAATTGGCAGAACTAGAAGCAAAAAATAATTTATTAGAAGCTGAATGTGCTTCCCTTAGAGAACAAGTTTTGGAACTAGAACATGATAGAAACTTTAATTAAACCCCAGCCGTTAGATAACGATATTGCTGTAATGAAGATATTGCAATTGCTAGGACAGCTATCTATTAAAGATATTGAGTATATCTGTAGGATATCTTCCCAAGTTCACAGTTTAATTAGCGAGAAATCACAATGACCTTTGCTGTGTTTTATGGTTTATATCCTCGTAAAATGGCCCGTAAAGATGCTGAAAAAGCTTGGAACAAACTTACCCCTGACCAGCAGCTTGAATGTATTGAGGCGATACCTAACTATTTGAAATATTGGAAGATTAAAGAAACCGCTAAAGATTTCATCCCTTACCCTGCTACTTTTTTAAACCAAGAACGCTGGACTGATGATCTAGATATAGAACCCTTAAAGAAACCTGAATTACCTTTCTACGCTACTGAAGAACTTACCCTTAAAAAAGCACAAGAAGTTGGGGTTATCCCTTACGCTGGTGAAGGCTGGCAGGCTTTAAGATCAAGGATTAGTCAAAAGATAAAACAAGTTGAATCCTGATAATTATTTAGTAGAGTGGTACATAGCGGTAGCTAAAAAACGAGGATGGCCTGCTGTTGTTAAGCTATTGGCGCAGTACCCTGATAAAGAAGAACGCATAAAGATGCTGATAAAGAAAAGATTAGGAAAATGACAAGAGAGATAGATCCCAATAAATGTATAGATTTTATATTAGAAAACGCAGGAAAATATGCACAAGCTAAAGGCGAATTGGCACAACTTGAAGCGTATAAGAGTTCGCTCAAGGCCATCAAAATGGCTGAAACTAGCGAACAATCTCTCGGGGCACAGGAGCGTGAAGCGTATAGAAGCGAAGATTATCAGAATCTTTGTAAGGCGATTGGTCAGGCTACGGAAAACGCAGAACGATTAAAATGGGAATTAGAAGCCGCTAGACTTAGACACGCTACATGGCAAACCCTTGAAGTATCAAACCGCAACCAAGATAGGATATTGAAATGACAGCCTTAAAAGTAACAGAAGAATTTTTAATCCTTAAATTGTTGTGTAAGATGTATGACGATGCGCTCAAAGGTGCAAACGCTACACAAATGCTTGAATTAAGCGTAGATATTGCGGAATCAGCAGAAAAACTAGAGCAAAGAACAGTCGATTACATTAATGGCCACTAAAGCCCAAAAGGATCATTATGCAAAGTTGGCGAGATACGGCTGCGTTGTATGCAGGCACATGGGATTCAGCGACACAGACACACCCGTTGAAATCCATCACATTAGACGTTTCGGGGGCAAGCGAGATAACGCTCCAGCAGTCGCCTTATGCGCCAACCACCACAGAAATGATCCGCATACCAGTATTCACGGACTTGGGGCTAAAGGCTTTAGAGCGTACTGGGGCTTTGACCTCGAGGACAAACTCTTGGAGATGGAATCTTGAGTAGTTGGTTAATCATACTCACAGGACTTATTTATGCGTATATTGCAATTGAACAAGGAGCAAAAGGTAACTTTGCTATGTGTATTTGCTACGCTTGCTATGCTGGTGCTAATGTGGGTTTGTATATGATGGCTACAAAATGATTCTCAAAGTTTACAATTCCAACGAATCCCAGCCAAACTCCCTAGCTATCTGACGGGTGCGGATCTTAAAAGCTTTACCGTGTTTATCCCAATAGTCTGTTTTCCAAAAACTCATGTGACATATTTCATGGGCCAATGACCGTTGAACGGTATCAAAATGTTCATTACGCAAACGGCTAATAGTGATGATATGAGGCTTTTCTAAAGATTCATCATAACGATAAGTAGCCATAGCATCTGATTCCCTAGTCACTTTAAACTGGATAAGTTCAGGCGCAGGCAAATCCCAGTTACGCATAGGATGGCAAGATGCCATACAAAGGTATAGATTTTCTAGAATAAATGGGGTTAGCTTCATACAGAATGAATTTTGCCACGGAACTCAACTTCATCTTCACCCCAAACCCTAATCATTTCAGGCTGCAAAAGCTTACTTCTATCAAACGAAAGCATCACAAATCCGCTATTCCAATCTTTGCTTTGATCCTCGGTATAGGAAAATTGCTGACCGTTAATATCGGCTAAAGTGCCAGTTTGGACACCCCAGCGTGTACCGTTATAGTCATTAAACGGAATAACTGATAACACATGGGTATGACCTGTAATCATATTCACCCCTGAATTAACGGTATTGTTTCTGCCACCTGTCCAGCCACCTTTCCAGCGATGCTTAATACAAGTATCTTGGTTTACCCAAAAACTCCAACATGGTAACCACGAAGGGAAATATTCTTTTAGGGTAGTACCTCTCATGCCTTCAAAAGCTGGTAAATTTTCAACAATATTAGCTTCTAGCCTAGCATCATGATTTCCAAGGGGAAAAAACAATTTAGCACCTTTGGCTACAGCTTCAATTTCACCCAAATAATACTGGCAGGCTTCTAATTCTTCTTTAACTGTTGGTAGCTTATTCCAATCCATACGGGGAAAGCGGCTTATAGAAGCACCATCTAAAGCATCCCCATTACAGACAATAGCTGTAGGCTTAAACTCTTTAATCATTTCAATTAAAGCTTTAAAAGCGGTGGTAGTTTGTTCGGGCCAAAAGTGAGCATCACTAAAAACGATGACCCTACCTTTTTCTATGTCCATACCTCTACGGGTATTACCTACGGTTTGTTCAGTTTTTTTGTAATCGTTTAACCTTTGATCTGCAAAACTAGAAAGAGTAACGCCTAGTCTAGTTTCTATTGAACGCCTGCGGTTATATACAGTTCTTTCTGCTAAACCATGTATTTTGGCAAATGTTAAAGGTGATCCTATCCTTTTCCATTCTTCTATAAACTGTTCATCCGTAAGAAAATAGCCAGCCATTTATAACCTTTATAATGGTAAAGTTAGCCAATACTAATCTATTTTAATGGAAAATCAATGACATACGCACGAATTGATACAAACCATAAAGAAATCGTCAAAGCATTGCGTGAATTAGGTGCTACGGTTGTATCTTTAGCGGCAATGAAACACGGTTGTCCTGATCTTTTAGTGGGATACGCTGGGGAGACATTATTAATGGAAATAAAACGAGATGCAAAAGCTAAGTTTACACCTGACCAATTGGACTTTTTAGGCAAGTGGCGTGGTGGTGCAATCAGTCGTGTTGATAGCGTTGAAGCAGCAATAAGAGCATTAGGAATAACAAGAAAAGTGTTATAAAATAACGCAAAAGGAGCGTTTTATGGAAAAGTCAATGGCATTATTCCTAGCAACATTGCTACATTCGGGGACTAATACCCATTTTTTTCATTGGGCTACTAAAAGCTATGCTAAACATAAAGCATTAGGCCACTTTTATGAACGAATCATATCGCTCACAGACGATTTGGCTGAGTGTTTCTTCGGCATATATGGGCAAATAACCGAATTTCCAAGCACTTATCACCAACCTAAAGAACCGCTTTCATATTTGCAATCTTTACAATCGTTTGTTAAAGATGCTAGACCTGATTTGCCGCAAGATTCAGAAATTGTTCAACTTATTGACAATATTGCCCAAGAAATTGACACAACCATCTATTTACTTAAATTCAAAGCATAAAAATGGATTTTTTAAAACCTCAAACTTACAATTTGCCTGAAGGCGAAGCGGGCGAGACATTAAAACTTGCTGATTTATTGCGTAAAGTTAATGTCGGTGGTAATGCTATCCCTATGGGTCAAGCTGGAACAATGATAAAAGGTCGTGCTGGGTATCAATTTGACCCGAATGAAGCTGGAAATAATTTTGGCGTTGGCCTTTCAGGTCAAGGTGTTGTAAACAACAAATACAATATTCCTGCTGTAATTAACGGCATTGATCTTTCTTATGGAAGCCCATCACAAAACATTACTGCTGGATATTACCCAAATAAATCAGAATTTATGGGCAACCCTGTAGGTAAGGGTGGTTTTAGTTTGACATATAACAAAACATTTGATTAAGGAATAGTAATGCCATTAGATAAATCAGGATCAGCCGAATCAGTTGGGAAAAACATTAAAGCTGAGGTCAAATCGGGGCGTTCCAAGAAGCAGGCCCTTGCCATTGCTTTGAATACAGAGCGTGAATACGCTAAAGGCACACGCAAAGCTAAGTTAGAAGCCCAATACGATAAATATATAGGCGAAAAAGAATGAAAAACGGATTATACGCTAATATTCATGCTAAACAAGAGCGCATTAAGCATGGCTCAGGCGAACACATGAGAAAAGCTGGTTCAAAAGGTGCGCCAAGTGCCGCAGATTTTAAAGAATCAGCTAAGACTGCCAAGCCACAAAGCAGAAAAGATATGATTCGTGAAAAAATGAAGGATATGTAATGGAACACATGAACCGCAAATACAAAAAAGAAGATGCAATGCTACGCCCTCATCAAGAATCTACCCTTGAAAAACAACAGGCAGATCGTATTGCCCGTAGGAAGATGTTAGCCAATAAACTTAAAGACTTGGATAAAGAAGTTAAGTAATGCCTACGCTTGCCGACTTGTTAAGAGGTGGGTACAAACCCCCTACCGAATCGGCACTTGCTGACCCGATTAAAGAGCATTTTCGCAATTTGCCACAAACAACAGCGCAAAACGCAATAACCATGAATAACATGGTGCAGAACTCCATGCCATACAATTTTGATCCTAGGTCTAATGGGGTAAACCCTAATTATGACCCACAAGCGGCTAAGGATTTTGCTAATTATATCCCTAACCTTATGGGTGCTACCGCTTATCATGGCACACCACATACGATTCAAGGTGCTTTTAGTGCTTTAAAAGGTGGTTCAGGTCAAGGAACTCAAAACTTTGGTCATGGCACTTATTTTGCTGAATCGCCCGAAGTAGCTAAAGGTTACATAAATGCTGGAAAACCAGCTAACACAAGAGCAAAAACTTTTTTAGAATTACACGGCAATGACATTGATAAAGCCTTACAAATGGCTAATCAATCATTAGAAGTCACAAATCAAATAAGTCCAGCTAACCGTGCAGGCGCAATAAAATCCGCAAAAGACTTAATTAATGAATTGGAAGTCATAAAAGACCCTAAATCATTGTCATTGTTAGATAAATTAAAAGGCAAAACACAGGGAAATCTATACAAAGTCGACATTCCTGATGAAAAAATACCAAATATGCTTAATTGGTATGAAAATGTGCCTGAAGATTTGCGCAAACGTTTATCTGAAAAAGCTATGGAACAATTTGGTAGCGGTATTTCGCCATCTACAGGTGAACGCCTATACAAAGAAATAGCTTTTAGTTTAAAACAAACTGGTTCGCAAAACCCACAAATTGATGCTTCCAAATGGTTGGTTGATCATGGTGTAACTGGCGTTAAATACGAAAACTTCCAAATAAAAAAAGGTCAAGGTGCTGGAACACATAACTATGTAGTGTTTGAACCATCTGATGTAAAGATATTAGAAAAAAATGGCATACCTACCCGTAAAGACTTAATACAACAACAAATTGACAAAATAGAGTAGAATTAACCTATCTTAATCAACCATTTGAGTTAGATATGGCCATTAAAGAACAAACAAATAATCCTAAAGGTAGACCTAAAGGTAGCCCTAATAAGTCCACAGCCCTCGCTAGAGAGGCGATCGCTAAGTTCGTGGATGGTAACGCAGACAAACTACAACAATGGCTTGACGAGATCGCTATGAATGAGAAGCTTGGGCCAAAGGTAGCCTTTGATTGCTTTATGCAAGTAGCTGAGTACCATGTGCCTAAGTTAGCTAGAACAGAACACGCTGGTGATGCTACTGCACCCATAACCCACATTTACAAGTGGCAAGATGAGTGAAGTAGTAGTACATGAATTTGAATACAAAGCACGGGAAGCATTTAAAGCGTTCCACAACCGTAAAGAACGCTGGGCAGTCCTAGTATGTCACCGAAGGGCTGGCAAGACTGTAGCATCCATTAATGACCTTATACGCAGGGCAATTAAAGAAGGTAAGCCTGATGGTAGATACTTTTACCTTTGCCCACTTTACTCACAGGCCAAATCAGTTGCTTGGGACTATTTACTCCGTTTTGCTGCGCCTGCACTAGAAAAAGCAAATCAATCAGAATTATGGGTACAACTACATAACGGGGCTAAGATTCGATTGTTTGGAGCAGATACCCCTGATTCGCTTCGTGGAAACTATTGTGACGGGATCGTACTTGACGAATTTGCTGATATGAAGCCTAGAGTATGGGGCGAGATTATCAGACCAGCATTAGCTGACAGAGGTGGATGGGCTACATTTATTGGTACGCCTAAAGGTCATAACGGTTTCTACGATATATTCAAGAACGCTCAAAACAATCCTGATTGGTATTCCAAGACACTTAGAGCAGATCAGTCAGGCTTATTACCTGATTCTGAATTACTAGATGCCCAGCGCATGATGTCGCATAATCAATACGAGGCTGAGTTCCTTTGTTCATTTGAGGCTGCAATATTGGGAGCGTTTTATGGCGCAGAAATGCGTAGGATTACTGACCTTGAGCGTATTACTACTGTTGATTATGACCCTATGTTTCCCTGCCATACTGCTTGGGATCTTGGATTTAACGACAGTACAAGCCTATGGTGGTTTCAGGTGGTCTATGGGGAGATACGGGTACTAGATCATCATTCATCTAATGGTCAAGCTATTCCTTTTTACACAGGTTTACTTAAGCAAAAAGAAGAAGAATTTGGTTACAAATATGGCTACCATTACCTACCTCACGATGCTAGAGCAAAAACATTAGCTAGTGGTGGTAAGAGCATAATTGAACAAATTGCGACAAAAATCGACATAAAACATCTAAAAATCGTACCAAACCTGTCACTTCAGGATGGAATACAAGCATCAAGGCTTGCATTAACACGCACTTGGTTTGATAATAGATGCGAAGAAGGTATCGAATGTTTACGCCAATATCAAAGGGAATGGGATGACGATAAAAAAGTATTTCGGGATCGCCCAAAACATGATTGGACAAGTCACTCTGCCGATGCTTTCCGTTATCTGTCAATCGTTTGGAAAGATGAAGATACTCCTATCCTTAAAGATGACCGTGTTAAAGGTTTATCCGTTGGCGAAAATGAAGTAACGCTCAATGAGATGTGGAAAGAAACCCCTAAAATAACTCACCGCAGGATATAAATATGGATCACGAATACCAAGATTGGTACAACTGTATCGGACAGTACGAAAGAACTTTCAAGGAATGGGAAGGTCGAGCCGACAGGATTGTTAAGCGTTATCGTGATGACAGCCGTACTAGGAATAACCCTAATTCTAAGTTTAATATTCTTTGGTCTAACGTACAGACTATTACCCCAGCTATCTTTGCTAGATTGCCTAGACCCGACGTTTCAAGGCGGTTTCGTGATAATGATCCAATAGGCAGAGTTGCATCTATGATGCTTGAACGGGCATTAGAGTACGAAATTGAGCATTATGGTGATTACAAATCTGCTATGAATCAAGCGGTTAATGACCGTTTGTTAGGTGGGCGTGGTACTGCTTGGGTTCGTTATGAGCCGCATATTACTGGTGAAATGGCTGGTGAAGCTGATGGCGCACCTGATGACGGTTATCAAATCACAGAAGATATTGATGAAGCCGAAACCGAAGGCGGTATATACCGTGAAGATCAGGAACGCATTGAATACGAATGTGCGCCTGTAGATTATGTCCATTGGCGTGACTTTGGTATAACCGTAGCCCGTACATGGGAAGAAGTAACTGCTTGTTGGCGCAAAGTCTATTTAGGTAGACCAGCCCTTGTTGAACGCTTTGGTGAAGATTTGGGTGGGCGTATTCCATTGGATACAAGACCTGAATCATCTAAGTCTTTCAATGAAAAGATGGGCGAAGGCGCAAAAGAAGCTTGTATATACGAAATATGGGATAAGACTTCAGGCGAAGTCATTTGGTTATCTAAGTCTATGGGGCAAATCCTAGACACTAGACCCGATCCGTTAAAACTTGAAAACTTTTGGCCTTGTCCTAAACCTTTGTTTTCTACATTAACAACTGATTCTCTAATACCAATCCCTGATTTTGTACTGTATCAAGACCAAGCAAGACAGTTAGATACATTGGCTGACCGTATTGATGGCTTCATTCAAGCCCTGAAAGTACGGGGAGTTTACGATGCTGCCGAACCAGCTTTAGGGCGTTTGTTTACTGAAGGCGAAAACAATACTCTTATCCCAGTTAAAAACTGGGCAGCTTTTGCTGAAAAGCAGGGTATGGCTGGAGCAATTAACCTTGTAGATATAGCCCCAATAGCTAGTGCTTTAACCATGTCTTATCAGGCAATGGAGCAAGTTAAGGGTCAAATCTACGAAATCATGGGTATTGCTGATATTCAGCGTGGACAAACTGATCCTAACGAAACCCTTGGCGCACAGATTATTAAGTCAAACAATGCTGCTGGTCGTTTAAAGACTATGCAACATTCGGTTGTAGACTTTGCTACAGAACTTCTTTGCATCAAAGCCCAAATTATTTGCAATCACTTTACCGATGACACATTGGTAAAAATTAGTGGTGCAATGCAATTAAGTCCACAAGATCAACAACTTATCCCACAAGCATTGGGTCTATTGCGTAATGAAGCTGCTAAGAACTTCCGTATTGAAGTGACTAGCGATTCAATGATTTTCCAAGATGAGCAACAAGAAAAAGCCGACAGAATAGAATTTTTAAGTTCTATTGGCACATTCTTAAAAGAAGCTATTCCTGCATCTCAAGCAAGCCCACAACTAACTCCGCTGTTAATGGAAATGTTAAAGTTTGCTACAACAGCATTTAAAGCTGGTAAAGGCATGGAAGGACTGATTGACGAAACAGCCGATAAGTTCCGTCAGCAAGCCCAAGCATTGGAAGGAAAACCTAAGCCACCATCCGCTGAAGTACAAAAGCTTCAAATGCAAGCGCAAATGGAACAGGCTAAGATGCAAGCCCAATCCCAAGCTAAACAAGCTGAAATGCAAATGAATATGCAACTTGAGCAACAAAAGATGCAAATGCAAATGCAACTTGAGAAAGCCAAGCAAGAATACCAAGCGCAAGAAAACCAACTTAAATTCCAATTGGAAGATCAGCGTAACCGCCAGCAAGCCGAAATGGATATGAAGGTTGCTCAAATGAGAATGAATACAGAGCGCAATACTCAAGTTCTATTGGCCCATATTAACAACGGGGCTAAGATCGAAGTTGCCCGTATTGGTGCTGATGAATCAACTGGTGAACAGGCTTATTTAACTGAAGAAGCTATGGCACAATCCATGCAACATCCTATGCAACCTATCGCTGATGCTATCAGTAATAGCAACCAGCAGATGACATTAGCATTGGGTGACTTGGTAAATACTATTAACGAAAACCACAATAGACCTAAACAGGTAGTACGGGGACAAGACGGTAAAATCATCGGAGTTCAATAATGGCTATTACAGTCAAGCATAAGTTTGTCAGCGCAATCCCTGATGCTGGCGATACAACGATTGTCCAGCCATCAAACTGGAATGATTCGCATGATTTAGTGGGTACAGTTCCTGTAGCTAATGGCGGTTCTGGTGCAGCAACTTTAACTGGTTATGTAGTAGGTAACGGCACGGCAGCTATGACGGCTAGTGCAACTATTCCTAGCACCGCAGTTACTGGTCTTGGAACAATGTCTACGCAAAACGCCAATGCTATTGCAGTTACTGGTGGAACAATTAGCGGAACAACAGTATCAGGGTATATACCTACTACTGAAAAAGCAGCGGTTAATGGAGTTGCCACGCTTGACGGTAGCGGAACAGTACCAATTTCTCAATTACCAGCAGCAGTCTTAGGAGCATTAAGCTATCAAGGAACATGGAACGCATCTACTAATACGCCTACTCTCACCTCTAGTGTGGGTACTAAGGGTTATTACTATGTTGTTAATGTTGCAGGCAGCACTAATCTCAACGGCATTACTGATTGGCAAGTGGGCGATTGGGCGGTATATAACGGGTCGGCATGGCAGAAGATAGACAATAC